GACAACCCTTTATACAATTTAGTAGATCAAGTACCTGAACACCATAGAAACGATGTAAAAATACGCTTAGAAGCTATGATAGTAGGGTTTGGTATTAAACCACGTAACCAACAAGCTACGATATACAATGTAGGCTCAACATCAATGGCATGATAACAAACGAAGATAATATGCAGTTAATGGCAAGGTATGAGGATAACTACTTCGACCTTGCTATCGTTGATCCACCTTATGGTATTGATGTAACAAATCAATCACAAGGGAAGGGTGGTGGTGTTGCTAAAAAAATAGAGTACAAAAAAACTGATTGGGATAAGATTGCACCAAATCAAACATATTTTAAAGAATTAAAAAGAGTAAGTAAAAATCAAATAATATGGGGTGCTAATCATTTTATTGAAAATATACCAAAATCGAATAGCAGTTGTTGGGTTGTTTGGGATAAAGACAATGGTTCAACAGATTTTGCAGATTGCGAATTAGCTTATACAAGTTTTAATACAGCAGTAAGAAAAATTAAATGGAAGTGGGCAGGTATGTTACAACAAGATATGAAAAACAAAGAGATAAGAATACACCCAACCCAAAAACCTGTTAAGCTATATGAATGGATTTTGATGAATTACGCTAAAGAAAACGATAAGATACTTGATACTCATTTAGGTAGTGGCTCAATAGCAATAGCGTGTCATAATTTAGGATATGAGCTTACAGCTTGCGAACTCGACAAAGATTACTACGATGCTGCCATGAAACGAATACAACAACATAAACAACAAACAAGAATGTTTTAATTATGAAAATGATAAGATACTACGAGGATTGGAAAGCAACAACCGAATGTAAAAAGTTTATTGTATATTGTGATAGAATGATAGAAGCGATTAAACAAAACAACATAACAGAACTTAAAAGCAAAAGACTATGAGTTTATCAGGATTATTAGCAACACTAATTTTATCAGCATTTACTTACTTTATAGGATATCTAAAAGGTCACGATGATGGGGCAAGAGGAAAATGAATGGACGTGCTTAGACAGTTTGTTTTGCTACACAGGATGCGATAAACAATGCGATGAATGTAAACAGTTTGACGAAAGACGAAATGAAAAATAAAAAATGGACACAAGCTCAAAAGATTGAGCAGATAGAAAGAGCTACTACAAAACTATATTTAATGGTTAGTCAATTATCTAAGGAAGTGCAGAAACTAAAGGACGTACAAAATTCATAATAAATACGTTATATACTTGAATAATCAACTTTTTTCAAGATGCATGGAGGATCAAGACAAGGCGCAGGTAGAAAACCTAAAGCAGACGAATCTAAATTAGTAGAACGCTTAGATGCGATCATAGATAGTAACGAAGCATTATCACAATTAGGTAAGCTCGTAGCTAAAGGAGATATGAGAGCAATACAACTTTATCTAAGTTACCGATATGGTAAACCAAAAGAAAGCGTAGATATAAACTCATCAGAGGGGTTAAACATTAATTTTAAGGATTTAATTAAGTTTGTCGATTAATATACATAAGAAATACCTACCCATATCATCAGACGATAGCAGATACTTTGTCGTAACAGGTGGTAGGGGTTCAGGTAAATCCTTTTCAATTAATGCTTTACTTGTTGTACTTACTTACGAACAAGGGCATACAATACTATTTACACGATACACATTAACATCTGCACGCATATCTATCATACCTGAATTTATAGAGAAGTTAGAGATGATGCAATGCATATCAGACTTCCACGTAACAAAGGACGAGATAATAAATAAAAAGTCAGGTAGTAAGATAATCTTTAGGGGTATCAAGACAAGCTCAGGAGATCAAACTGCAAACCTTAAATCGCTTACAGGTATTACTACGTGGGTAGTAGATGAAGCAGAGGAACTAACAGATGAACAAAAGTTTGACACCATTGATCTATCCGTAAGACAACAGGGTAAGCCTAATAGGGTGATACTTATACTTAACCCCACAACAAAAGAACATTTTGTATATACACGCTTCTTTGAAGATAAAGGTGTACAGGAGGGGAGTAATACAAACAAAGGTAACACCACATACATACACACTACTTATTTAGATAACCTAAAGAACCTATCACAAAGCTACATAGAGCAGATAGAACAAATGAAACAGCGCAGACCTGAAAAGTACAAACAGCAAATGTTGGGTGCGTGGATGAGTAAAGCAGAGGGTGTGATATTTGATAATTGGAATATTGGCGAGTTTAAGAAAAGGGGTGTAAGTGTATGGGGGCAAGACATAGGATTTGCTGCTGATCCCTCAACGCTCATAGAAACGAACATAGACACAGATAATAAAATAATCTATCTAAGGGAGTGTTTTTACTTACCACGCCTTACAACCTCACAGATAGCACAACTCAACCTTAAACACGCTGTAAATGGTCTTATAGTAGTTGATAGTGCAGAGCCAAGACTTATACACGAACTCAAAGCAAAAGGATGTAGTGTAAAGCCATCAATAAAAGGACAAGGTAGTGTTAACTATGGGATATCTCTATTACAAGACTATGACCTTGTTGTAAGCCCTGATAGTACAAACCTAATTAAAGAGCTTAATAATTACAGATGGTTAGAGCGTAAGTCTAACACACCCATAGATGCGTATAACCACCTTATTGATGCTATCAGATATGCAGTAGGTTATCAACTACAAAACCCTAATAGGGGTCAGTATGCAATTCGCTAAAATTTAATTTTTTTACGTTATATAAGTATGAAAGTAGATATCGAAATCCCCGAATCGCTTAATGAGGTTACTTTAGACCAATACCAAAGGTATCTAAAGATACAAGAGAACAATGATGACGAGAAGTTTTTAGCTGTCAAGATGATAGAAATCTTCTGTGGAATACGTGGGGATCACGTTCTACTTATGAGGGCAACGGACATTAATAGCATAGTGCAGATATTGACAGAGATGCTAAACGATAAACCAAAACTTGTACACAACTTTAAAATGAAAGGTACACAGTATGGCTTTATTCCTAAGTTAGACGATATGTCTTTTGGGGAGTACATCGACTTAGATACGTTTATAGGGGATTGGGAAAATATGCATAGAGCAATGAATGTTTTATATAGACCTGTGGTTAATCAATATGGAGATAAGTATAACATACAAGACTATGATGTAGACATAGCAGAGAGATTAAAAGATATGCCTATGAGTGCTGTCTTAGGTTCTATTGTTTTTTTTTACAATTTAGGGATGGACTTATCGAAAGCTATGTTGAACTATTTAACGGAGGAGGAGATGGGCTTAGCGCAGCATCTAATTTCGGACGAAAATGGGGGTGGTATCAATCACTTTACGCACTCGCTCAGGGAGATATTGGACGATTTGAAGATATCACTAAACTAAACGTACATCAATGTTTATACGCATTAAGTTTTATGAAAGACAAAGCAGACTTAGAGGCACGACAAATAAAAAGTAAATTCAATGGCTAATCAAGGTGTAAGAGGGTTTTATCAAATAACCAACACAATTAAAGACCAACTGTTAAACGATGACAACATCAATACAGTTACCACAGGGGATATAACAGACATAGACCTAAACAAACAAACTATCTTCCCTTTAGCACACCTTGTTATTAACAATGTAACAATAGAGGAACAGGTGTTACGATTTAGTATGAGCGTACTTACAATGGACGTAGTAGATCAAAGTAAAGACGAGGTTGTAGATGTGTTTAGGGATAACGACAACGAACAGGATGTACTTAACACACAACTTGCAGTTATTAACAAAGTAATACAAACGCTTAGAATAGGCACGTTATACCAAAATAAATATCAATTAGATGGCGATCCATCCTGTGAACCTTTTTATGATAGGTTTGAGAATCAGGTAGCAGGTTGGGCGTGTACATTTGATGTGCTTATTGAAAACGATATAAACGTATGCAACTAAAAGAAACACAAGCTGCGTTAAGGGCTTTCGGTAAGTATGTAGTGCAACAATCACGCACGAACCTTACTAAAGGTAAAAAGAACGTAGATAAAACATTGTACGATTCTTTAGGCTACACGATGGAACAAGTAAGTACAGGTTTTCGCCTTTACTTTGAGATGGAAGATTATGGTATGTTTCAAGATCGTGGTGTTAAAGGTGTTAAAGGTGGTAAGTCTTTAAGTGGGTTTAGCTATAAGCAATCTTCTAACCTTGTTGGTATGGAAAGTAAAACAGGCACGTTCGGTAAGTGGGCTGCTACAAAGAGAATACAATTTAGAGATAAGAAAGGTAGATTTTTAAGCTTCAAACAAACAGGGTTTGCACTTGCTACAATCGTAAAGAACTATGGTATTAAGCCATCGCTATTTTTTACCAAGCCTTTTGAGAAAGGATTTAAAGACCTACCAACGGAATTACAAGAGCAATTTGCTATTGACTTAGAAAACTTAATAACAGACTAATGGCTACAAAGATAAACGTACGAAGCCCCTTTTACATTAAACCAACCAATGGCAGTTTAGTAAGTGCTACAATGCAACTATATATCTACACAGGTGTATTTACAACTAACAAACCTGCATCTGCACAATACACAATAACTAAAAACGAAATAGACAACAATAACTATGTTGTGTTTGAGGTCAGCGAACTTGTAAGAGATTATATAGACATCGAGTTTGATGGGGAGTATGATAGTCAAACAGTATGGGTAGAATCTGATATAACTATGTACGATGCTGCTGATGGTGGGGGTTCGAGCGTAGGAACGAGCAATACAGACTATATAGCGTTTGATGGTTATGGCTATTTCCATGAGGGTACAAACCCTGAACTATCAAGAGGGTTGTTACTATCAAACAATACTATATTCAG